GCTTAATAATACATACTTAAAAGTCAAGTTTTTTGTGTTTAAATCAAATATTTATCATTAAAATAAAACCGAATAAGAAAAATTAAAAAATGTTTTTTCAAGTAACATCTCAAGCAAACCAAAAGGTTTTTGTCTCCCCAGGGGTTTATACATCAGAAACTGATTTATCGTTTGTAGCTCAAAGTGTTGGCGTAACTACTTTGGGTTTAGTAGGCGAGACACTAAAAGGGCCAGCCTTCGAACCAATATTCATCACTAACTTTGATGAATTTCAAACTTTTTTTGGTGGTACAGTACCAACCAAATTTATAAACACACAAATACCTAAGTACGAAGCAGCTTACATAGCCAAAGCTTATTTGCAGCAATCTAATCAATTGTTTGTAACACGTATTCTTGGCCTTTCAGGCTATGATGCGGGTCCTTCATGGAGTTTGCAAGCTATTGCTAACGTTAATGGCACCACTGTTGGTATTAACACTGGTGTCGCCTCAGTTCCTTACACGGTAACATTTTCGGGTAATACCACTGGTTCTACTCTAAATTTTGGTAGTGGGTTACCTGCGGTTATTTCTAACTCTCTTCCAACACAATACACATTAAATGATGGTTCAACATCTACCTACAATGCTGACTTATTCGGATTTATGATTGATATTTCGGGGGATACAACTATTTCTGCGACAACAGTTAATGTATATGGCTCGATTCCAACAACAGGTTATACAATTTTAGATAATGCTTTTGCAAATGTTGAAAACATTTTTGGCTGTGATAATTTAAGTCTTGATTCTGCTGATTTAACTGCGGGAACTAACGACCCTTGGTATTATGCAACTTTTGATGTTACAGGTAACACTAATGGCTACTCTGGATATTCATGGTATTATGATGTTACAAACTTTGTGACGGGTGCTTCTGGTTCTTTTACCGGCACAATTACTGGTGTATCTTACACCTACTCGGGTACAGCTTATACCGAATGGAATAATTTAATACTAGCTACTGTGCGTTCTCGTGGTATTTCTGTTTACAGCTCAAGTGAGCATGGACCACAATACCAAGTAACAGGCTTAACTGATTTAAATTTAATTTGTACTGGGGCTTACTCTGGTATTTCTCAAAGTCCTTTTGCAACTTTCCAATTAAGTGGTGTAACCTACCTAGGAAACACATTTACTTTTGATACTTCATTTGATTCTACAAATGCAAACTACATCACAAAAGTATTAGGAATTACTAACTTCTCTAAACCAAGACAAGAAGTTCCAATCTATGTTGAAGAGTCTTACCTTGGAATGTTAAACTTTGGTTACAATAAGGGTTATGTCCGTGGAATTAAGTGTGACTTAATTGCCCTTCCTGAGGCAAGAGATAAAGTTTCTACAACATCAATTGCATGGTTCCTTGACCAATATCAAACACCTAAAACACCATTCTTTGTTTCGGAACTTCGCGGTAATAAGGTTTACAATCTGTTTAGATTTATGACTATCAGTGATGGTAATTCGGCTAACACAGATATTAAAATTTCCGTTGCGAATATTTCGTTTAATAACCAAACTTTTGATATTTTGGTGCGTGATTTCTTTGATACAGATGCTAACCCAGTTGTTTATGAAAAATACACCAACTGTACAATGGACCCCTCTCAAAATAGTTTTATTGGGAAAAAAATTGGTTCTGCTGACGGAGAATACCCTTTGAATTCTGCATACGTAATGGTTGAGATGTCGGATGAATATCCTGTTGATGCTTTACCTTGTGGTTTCTACGGATTAGAAGAAAGAGTTTATGAAAGTACAACAAATCCTTCACCTTTCCCAATAATTAAAACAAAATATTTCTTCCCAGGAGAAACTATTTTCGACCCACCTTTTGGTACTAGTGCTGGTGGAGCTAACATAACCACTTCTTCTGGTGATATAGTAAGAAGAACTTATCTTGGCATTTCTTCTCAATTTGGAATTGATACTGATTTGCTTCAGTATAAGGGTAAAAAGAACCCAGTTGTTGGTTGGGATTTGGCTACAACTTCTGAACCTTGGAATTATCAAACAAAAGGGTTTCACATGGATTCAGGGGCAACTGTTGTTACAATCTCTAATTCTCAGGTAACTAGCGGAACTCCAGCTTTTGATGTTGGTGTTGCAAGTTTCGATGCTGAACCAACTTCACAAGAAAACCCATACTACTTCATTTACTCAAGAAAATTCACTTGTGTATTCCAAGGTGGTTTTGATGGATGGGACATCTACAGAGAATTCAGAACTAACCAAGACAGATTTGCTTTAGGTGCTACTGGATTCTTACAAGGGTCCACTCCTACTCAGCGATATCCAACAGCTTCAGGGGATGGTACTTTCAAGAGAATTGTTGTTGAAAACAACACTCAGGATTTTGCTAACACTGACTACTATGCTTATTTACTTGGTCAACTCACTTTTAACAACCCAGAATCAACAAACATCAACGTATTTGCTACACCAGGTATTGATTATGTAAATAACTCAAATCTTTGCGAGTTGGCAATAGGAATGGTAGAGAATGAAAGAGCTGATGCAGTTTATATCGTTACTACTCCAGATTACAACATGTATATTCCTGATGGAACTTCACAGTTTGAAGTTATTTACCCACAAGAAGCTGTTGATAATCTTGACCAAACCGGAATCGACTCTTCTTACACGGCAACCTACTACCCTTGGATTCTTGAAAGAGATACAGTAAACAACACTCAAATTTATATCCCAGCAACTGGTCAAGTTTGTAGAAACCTTGCATTAACGGATAACATTTCTTTCCCATGGTTTGCTTCCGCTGGTTATACTAGAGGTCTTGTAAACTCCGTGAAAGCTAGATTGAAGTTAACACAAGAAGATAGAGATACTCTCTACCAAGGAAGAATTAATCCTATTGCAACATTCTCGGACGTTGGTACTGTAATTTGGGGTAATAAAACTCTTCAAGTTAGAGATACTGCACTTAACCGTTTGAATGTTAGAAGATTGCTACTACAAGCTAGAACTTTAATTTCTGCTGTTGCTGTAAGACTTCTTTTCGAACAAAACGACGAAATTGTAAGACAACAATTCTTGGATTCTGTAAACCCAATTTTGGACGCTATTAGAAGAGACAGAGGTTTGTATGATTTCCGAGTGACGGTTTCTTCAACTCCTGAGGATTTAGATAGAAATACCCTTACAGGTAAAATTTATTTAAAACCAACTAAGGCACTTGAATTTATCGATATTGAGTTCTTGATTACACCAACTGGTGCTTCATTCGAAAATATTTAATATCTTTGGGGTGGGAGAAATTACTTTCCCACCCTTTTTTTGTCTTTTCTAAAATGAAAACAAAACAACCTTTGTCCTTTAAAACGGGCACTCCTGAACTAAAGTATTATGCTTTTGATTGGGATGACAACTTGGTACACATGCCTACCAAAATAATTCTCTTAGACACCGATGGAAACGAAATCTTAATGTCTACAGAGGATTTTGCCACTTACAGAAGTAAAATAGGAAAAGAAGATTTTACCTATAAAAATAAAATTATTAGGGATTATGCTCCAAATCCTTTTAGATTTTTTGGTATTAAAGGAGACAAAGACTTTTTAATTGATGCAATGAAAGCTAAGATTGGACCAGCGTGGGGAGACTTCAAAGAAGCAATCAATAATGGGTCAATCTTTGCAATTATTACTGCTAGGGGTCATAATCCTGAAGTTATAAAACAGGCGGTATTCAATTACATTAATAGTAATTTCGAAGGTATTTCAAAAAAAGAATTGGTAAAAAACTTAAAAAAATATAGGGATTTTGCTGGTGAAGAAAAAATGTCCGACTCTGAACTTATTTGGTCATATTTGGAATTAAATAAGTACAACCCAGTAAGTTTTGGGGTGGAGAATGAGGCTGCAAATCCGGAAGAAGCTAAAGTTATTGCTATGGCTAATTTTGTGAATTATGTAAAAGCTATGGCTTCTGCTCTTCAAAAAAGTGCTTTTATAAAAAAAGGAGTTGCTAATAAATTTATTCCAAAAAAACCAACCATTGGTTTTTCAGACGATGACGAAAAAAACGTCTATAGTATAAAGAACTACTTTAATAGTATTAAAGAACCTATTAAATTATATTCAACTAAAGGAGGAATTAAGAAAGAAGTAAAATAAAGAATTTAAATTAGAATACTTAATACTTAATACTTAATACTTATAAGGGAATTTTATCAGTTTCGAAAAAAAAGTAAAGACAAAAAGTTTTCAACCAAGGGTATATTTATAATAAACGATAAAAAGTAAAAATAAGAAAACACAATGGCGGATTTATTAATGAAAATGCCGATTCCTTACGAGCCTAAAAGACAAAACAGGTTTATATTAAGGTTTCCATCATCTTTGGGTATCAATGAGTGGTTCGTAGAATCTACAGCTAGACCTCACATCACCATCAACCCAACAGAAATACAATTTTTGAATACTTCAACATTTGTTGCTGGGAGATTCAATTGGCAAACAATTCCTGTAACCTTTCGTGACCCAATCGGTCCATCTGCAGCTCAAGCCCTTATGGAATGGGTTCGTTTACATGCTGAATCAGTAACAGGTCGTATGGGTTATGCTGCAGGATATAAGAAAGATATTGACTTGGAAATGCTTGACCCAACGGGAGTAGTTGTTGAAAAGTGGATTCTTTACGGAACGTTCCTCACTGACGTTAACTTCAACACTCTTAGCTATTCTCAAGATGGTCTTGCTACCATTGGAACAACATTAAGGATGGACAGATGTGTATTGATTTACTAATTTTTATTTAATTACTTTTTTAAACTATTATATTTAACCGTAGAGCCGAACTCTACGGTTTTTTAATTATGGACCAAGAAACTTTAAATTACTCACAACAGCAATTTTCGCTACCGCACGACGTGGTACCTCTTCCTTCGCAAGGGGTCTTTTATAAAAACAGAAAAGCAAGCCTTAAGATAGGCTACCTCACAGCAAATGATGAAAACATTCTCATAGCTGGGGGAAAGGATATGACACTTAACTTACTAAGAGCTAAGATTTATGAACCCGGTGTACGTCCAGAAGAATTATTAGAGGGTGATATTGAGGCTATTTTAATTTTTTTAAGAAACACCGCATTTGGACCTTCAATCGAGCTTAATTTGACGGACCCCAAAACAAATAAAAAATTCCAAGCAACCGAAAGGTTAGATGAATTAAATATCAAAAAAGGTATTGACCCATTACCTGATGGAACTTTTGCATTAGAACTTCCTATTTCAAAAAAACATATTAAGTTGAAACCTTTAACTTTCGGGGAAAGCACGGAAATTTCTAATATGACGGACACCTACCCTCTCGGAAGGATTGCTCCTGTGAGAACATGGAGATTACAAAAAGAAATTACAGAAATCGAAGGAGTTACGGACAAAGGTGAAATTCAAAAATTTATTGAAGCAATGCCTTTAGCGGATTCCAAACACATAAAAAAATTCATGAA